GGAAAATGCTCCGCCTTTATTACTTTACTATCTTGATAAAGAACTTGAAAAGATCCCTCTCCTAGTAATTTAAGATCTAAGCAAACTTTTCTTAAACAATGATCCGATACTATAGATCGCATTGCGGCGTATTCGTTAGGCTTTTGACTATTATTAAGAGCGTCAATTCCTTTACCATATATCATATTTGCTATACCGTTAATAATTGCGTTATTAGTTGTAGAATTGGTATATAAATCTATTAGATATTGGTAGTAATTATTATCGTCTCCGTAATTCACCCATTCTCTTTGCTTGTCTTCAGATATTTGAGGTCTATTATAAGAGGCTAAATTAACTATATGTAGGTTCTCCATTATATTGTAATAAATTCGTTTGTAGTATCGTTAGAAGTATACTCTCCGCTATTGATTGTATATTGAGGTAAATCGGTTTGATTAGTACAGTATATTTTGTCCTTAAAGATAACGTTTGTACCGGATAAAACGGTAAGCATATAGTAAATACCTTGTTTTAAGGTTGTAAAAGAAGCGCTATATCTATTATAGTATAGGTTTTGAGTTACTCCGGTTGTCGCTTGACTATATACGCTTTTATTTTGAGTTTCGTCTACTATATTAAAAGTATAAGAAGCTCCGGCGGTATATTCCCTAGGTATAAAGTTTATATTTTGAGCGTTGTTAGTTTCTTGCAATACTATCATATATATATAATAAAAAAACTTGTTTTTTGTTAAATTAAATATTAAAATAAATTGTTTATTATTTGTTTATATCTAAAAAGGTTGTATATTTACAAAGTAAAACAATAACAAAAACAAATAAAATGGAAAATATAATCAAAAATAAACATATAACTAACGAAGATTTTTTTAATTACTATAGATCTTTAAATAAAAAAGACCAAGAAAAAATGATTGGTTTGCCTTTAACTTATCATATTGGTTCGGATTCATACGCAACTGAAATAAAAAAAATAGAACGTAATGGACGTACAATTATTACAAAAGATAACGAAACAATGACTTTAAGAAAAAGAGTAGACTTTATTCGTAATCGTAAAACTTTTAAAGTTGAAGAGGTTCCAACTCTTAAATATAGGTCTAAAGGTTGTACTTTTGGTAGTATAACAATCGGAGAAGCATATACAAGATTAGATCCTCACTTCTAAAAAAAATAGTAAAAAAAAAGGGGGCTAAAAACCCCCTAATTTTACCAAATAAAAACCCTATTAAGAATTTGTTCCTAAAGTAATAGTTACTGTACCGTCTAATCCTGCGTAATCTACTACACTAAATGGGAAGTCTATATCTTTTGTATCCGAATCCATAAAGTTAGCAGGTGCAAGCTCAGACGCCGCCATCGTTAAAGTATATCCCGAGAGGTCTGCCATAGATGCACCAGTCGAAACAGTACCCCCGGTCACTTCCGCACCGTGCTCAAGTCCCATCATAAAGACATTACCGTTATAGTCTTCAACCGCTACGTGAGGTCTACCATAAGCTAGTAATTTTAGCTCTTTATTATCTTCCTTAGTTAATTTTTTTAAGGTTAAAGTCAAGGTTTGTTCAACGAAAGTCGTTCCGTTTTCACGAGAAGAGGTAATAGCTTGTTCAAAGCTAGAATTTCCTTTTAATTCGTACTTAAACGCAGTTAAACTTCCAGAACTACCAGTCATATTTGTTATTTCATCATTTGATAAGGTTACCGTACCCAAATCACCAAAATCGACAAAATAAACATTTTTTAAGCCACCTACCACATCTTTGCAGGGTTCTTTTCTACCAAGTGTTAAATCACACGCCATCTGTATATTTTTTTATAAAAAAAAGGTGAGTAGGCACTATTGGCTTACCCACCCTTTTAATTGATTAATTAACTATTACGAATATAGTACGATATCGCTACCGATGCCATACTGAACTCCAGCCGTAAATCGCATTACGATTCTTACATTCTGGCTTCCATCAATATCCGCCATATCGATCACCTTAACTTCGTTATGATCCGATAGTAAACCGGTTCCAAAATAAAGGTTAGTTTTCTCTGCGGCTACCATTGTGTTATCCGCCAGACCATTCGCTACTGCGAGCTTTACGCCATCAAACGAAAGTGTCCCTCCGGTATACCATTGAGTACCGTCTGCGTTTATACCCGCAGCTCCTACGTTAGTTGCAAAACCACCAAGCGCTCTAACATATGCTCTTGCTACGTTCTGCGATACATATATAAATAGGTCATCGCTTGTATAGAGTGAGCTACCAATCGCATCTACTACGAGTCCTAATTTTGCTATTACATTTGAAGAATCTACCGCAGCTCCTCCGCCTACGTCCGTAACGTCCGCGTCTGCTAATAAAAGTTCTTTAAAACCTCCAAACTGTCCAGCCGTTGCAGCTGCTCCGTTCCAAATTGACTGCTCCGTTCTTTGAGCTACCTTTTCCGATACGTGACCGATCAAGAAATCTGCAAAAGAACTAGGTAAACTATCAAACGCCGAATATCCCATAGAGATAGCATCCCAATCGTTTTGAAAATCTTTTTTACAAAGTTGTAAGTTTACTTGTTGATTTGACGGTGTAATTATACGCTCTGTTAATGTCAAAGTCGATGTTGGATCGAAGTCACACGTTGCGTCTTTTACGATATCGTCAGAAGCTACTTTTTTAATAACTTCTTGAAATTTAATATTTGGTTTAACGGTAATTAATCCGTTATCCAAAGTTGAACCACTCAAAAGTGCTGCCGAGATGTACTGACCTGCGAACTCACCGCTATATGTAGTTGTTAATGAATTTGTCGTTCCCATTGTATATTTTTTATTTATTAATTATTATGATTCACTTGCCCAAACGCCGTCTCCTCCTGTTAAATACCAGTCGGTTAACGCTACGGCTTTGATCGAACACCAATCGCCTTTATTAGCAGTTGCTTTTGTATTGATCCAATCTTTATTATCTACACCGCCCGATTGTACAGCCGCTACAGTTCCGTGGATCGCATCCGTTGCCGCAGGACTAAGCGTAATAATGTTATTACCGTCCGCTCCCGTATTACGGAAAGTAAATTCCATTCCTATATTTTCTGAAGAAATAGCCGGTAACGTTAATACTATTGCATCCGTTGCTATATTAAATTCAGTACCTGCTTTGTTTACAGGGATATCTTGAGTAGTAGACAGAGTTTCTTGTTCTGCTCTAGCTCTTAATACGTCGTTACTTGTTGTTATTGTTGTTGACATTTAATTTAATTTTTAAAGTTTGATATTTTTTGCATTACTCTATCTAAAGTAGTATTGCCTCTTTTTTGAGAATAAAGATTCATCTTCTTATCTGTTTCGTTCTCCGGGTTATGATTAACCTTTTCTACTTCGGATAAATCTTCTTTTTGAGCGTATACGGTTTTTGTTGTAGTCTCTTCGGACTTAACACTTGTTTCTACGTCTTCGCTCATTTCTTCCTCTTTAGGAATAAGAATAGCTTTAATTTCTTCAACTACCTTTTTGACTTCTTCAAGTTCTTCTTTAGTAGCGTAACCCATTTCTTCTTTTTCTTCTTCCGCCTTTACTTCTTCCTCTTTTACTTCTTGCGCTTCTACTTCTTCGGTAGCTTCTTCTTCTTCAACGGCTCCAATAGAAGATATTATACCTTCCTCCTTAATAATTAAGGTCTCTCCGTCAATTAATTTATAGTCTCCGATAGGTAATGGTACACGTTCGTCTTCCGTTACTATAAAGATCTCGTTCCCCGGTTCGAAGCTTTCCGATTCGATAATAGTCCCGTTCTCAAGTTCGGCTTGTGCCAACTTAATTTCCTTTTCTTCGGATAATTCAACCCCAAGAATCTCTTTTACTTTATTTAACATATCAGTTGATTTCATATCTATATAATAAATTACTTTTTAGTTTGTTGTATTTTTAGTTAGCCGCTTGACAAAGACCGCAATTATTATACGCCGTTGCCGAAGTTATTTCAAAGTGTCCGTTATTTCTTGTTGAGGTTATAGTATAGCAATCCGAATGGTTATTATGTACAAATTTTAAATAGTATATATCCCCTACGGTTAAATCTAAATCGTGCGTATGTATATGCTTCGTCCCTCCGCTACAATTAGTTACTTTGTAATATCTTGTTGTAGTTGTCTTTACTACATTACCTATACCTTGAGCCTCTAGACTACCGTCGCAGCATTCTCGAGAATAGGTTACTCCGTCTTTACAAAGACAAGCTCGTTTATCGTTTTGAGGACTTGGGTTATAATCCATATTATTTTATTGGAACGCAATTAGGAACTTTTTTTCCGTTCTTCATTTTAAAGCCTATCATTTCGTAACCGTCGTAACAAGGCTTTTTTAAATCCTCTTCCATTAAATCAAGTTCTTTAAGTTTAGAACCCGCCCAACGTAAACCGGCTTTACCTCCCCAAAGTAAATAAGAAATAGTTCCGCAAGCTTTCGTATCGTTTTCGTCGTAATCTTCTCTAGCCCTACTTAGGTAACTAAACATTCTTTTTATAGTTTCCGTCGTTATAGGTTTACCTTGAGCTAATTGTTGCGCTCTTACTTTGCCTACCTGAGTTGCGCATTTGTTGTTTACCTTTTCGTTTAACTCGATACCTCTCTTAGCGTTATTTTTTACACCGCTAGGATAATCCGAGAAAGACTCTAATTTTTGTTCTTCTAAAAGTTCTTTTAATTCTTCAACTAGATATTCGTCTTCTATTTTAGATAAATCGTCTTTTATAGGCTCGTTAGGTCTTGTTTCTAATTTTTCCGCAAAAAATCCTTCTATACTAAATCCTTTTACTTCTCCGGCTTTGACTTGTTGCCAAACTTTATCGTTATTTACTTTTACGGATATCATCCAAGTTCCAATAGGTACGTTAAGATCGTACATTCTACTTTTGTCTTGTTCGGATTCTACTATCCAAGATTCTACCGTCGTTAATCCCTTAAGCTCGAGTTGATGCTCTAGCGTTGAGTTATTTTGATTACCTCTAATAAAGAATAACTCGCTCGCTTTCCTAACGGTAGCCTGACTAAAGTAAATATAATATTCCGAATCTTTGGTTTGGCGATATATAGGCTTATTCGGAATTAGCGCTGGACCAAGCAATATTCGTTTTTCTTTGTCTATCTCCGCGAATTTAAACTCTTGATTTTTTAAAGCTATAAAATTTTCTTCTATTGCCGGGTTTTCCACTACGCTTACCGCTTCGACTCCCGAAACTTCGTCGTTTTCGTCTATAAATAATTCGACTATATCCATATTAATATAATATTTTTTAAGATGTTTTGTTATATATTATCCTATCGAAGCTCCTTCGACTATATTTCTATCTAGAGATTGCGCCGTAGATACGTCAGAACTAACTACGAAGGCTTTTAAAGGCTTCTTATTATCCTCTCCTATTGCTTGAGCTAATTGATTAGTATCCGAAGCTCCTACAACGTTAAAACTTGGAGCTTGAGGCGTTGATGTTGCGGCTCCTCCTCCGCTAGACGAAGCGCTAGGTTTTTTAGAGCTTACAATACTTTTTATAGTTTTTAAAGCAAACGCTCCCGCAATACCTGCCTGTATAAAAGGATATGCCGGAAAAGCTACCGTTATTGGCGAAGCTTGAGCCGTAGTATAAGCGTTTTGTACTCCTTGTATTCCGGATATAGTCGCTTGTGCTAGCGCCGCCGCTTTACCTACCTTAGATCCCTCTCCCGCTAATCCTATAATAGCGTTTAAGGTATTGTCTCTTTGCGCTGCGGCTAAATCTAACGCTGCCGCTTCCGCGTCTTCTTTTTCTTGTCTTAATCTATCTTCCTCCGCTTTTGCTTTGGCGTCCGCGTCGGCTTTCTCTTTGGCTAACCTATCTCTTCTCTCTTTGTCTTGAGCGTCTTTTAAATCTTGAGCCGCTTTTATATCCGCCGCTTCTTTATCTCTTATTGCTTTTAATGCAGCTGCCTCCTCTGCCTTTGCGGCTATAATTTGACTCGTTACTTCTTTTTGTTTTGTAAGCTTTGCCGTTTCAAGATCTATTAATCTTGCTTTTAATTGTTCTTCCTCTAATAAATCTTCTTTAGTAGAACCGGATAATTTATTCTCTTCTCTTTTAGCTTCGAACCTTAAACGCGCCGCTTCTATTTCTTGATTTGTTATCTTTTCTTCTATAGCTCCCGCTTCCTGTAGGAATCCAATTCTTTCTGCAACCGAAAACTTTTCTTTATTAACCGCCTTTTCTAAAAGTTCTGCTCTATCTCTATTCGCCTTTGCTCTTGAAACCAATAAAGCTCTCTCTGCTCTATCCGCCTCCGCGTATTGATCCGCTAACTCTCCGGCTATTTCAATTTCTTTTTTAGTCTCTTCGTTAAAGTTTTTAATTCCGTCTACCGCGTCTCCTATACCGTCTTTAAATCCTTGAAGCGCAGCGGCTGGATCGCTAAATATTTTAGTAAGGGATAGAATACCTTTTCCTAAGTCAGCTAGTATATCAATAACGTTACCGGTAACTACACCGATTTGCATCATTATTTTAGAAAATTTATTTTGTCCTTCCTCGGAATTAGTAAACGCAGCTCCTACCGCAGCAATAGCTAGAACTAACGCTCCTATACCGGTTGCTATAATTGCTACTCTTAAAGACTTGAAACTTTTTACTACTCCTCCAATCGTTGTAGTCAATCCTTTAAACTTAGTTATAGCTCCTCCGGTTGCCGCGTCAAGTTGACCGCCCATAACGGTTGCTCCGTCGGATACGTTTTTAGTTTCCTTACCTACGTCTTCTATTGATTCTTTTAAGTCGTCTACGTTATCTATCGCGCTGTCGGTTTTTACCTCGACGTCCATTACTATTTTTCCCATAATCCTCTTTTATATTGATTGAGTCCCTCTTTAATCGACTCCGGTAGTTTGTTTTTTCCTAAAGCTATATCTATAAACTCGCCTCTTGCGTTTTCTTCTTTAGCTATTTCTAATAAGTCTAAAATATTTTTAATCATATCTTTTTATTTAAGAAGTACTTTGTAAATCTGCAACCGTAAACGCTAATCCTAAAGAACCTCCGGTAACTATACTTCCTGTAACCGTACCTCCCTTAATCATTACAATAGGGTAAGCGTTTAAATACATATGGTATTTTACAAAAGCATTAGTTTTATTGCTAAAATTAAATACAGCGGAGAAATCTGCTCCAAATCTATTTATTGCTTTAAATGTATGCGATACAGGATAATAAGTACCCGCGCTTGGATTAGCAACACTTGACAACCATTCAACTATTTCTTTAATTGCGGTTTCGTTTGGTTGTATAACATTTCCAATTATAATTCCATCTTGATCTTCGGCGCCATATAAAGTAAAGTTGCCTTTAGATAAGTTATGTTGCGGAGAGCCTGCGCTCATATAACCCGCCGTACCAACAATACCATAAAGGTTCTCTCCGCTTGCGTTGTTATATTGATTAACAGTAGCCGGTACGGTAGCCGCAGTTACAACACTACTTATCGCATCTGCTTTGTCGTTTTGTACGTCGGTATTAGTTCTCGCGTAGAATCTATAATAAAGTATCGCAGGATGCGTTAAACCTGCTTTTTTATAAGTACTATCTACCGATAAATTGTTATCTAATAAAACTTTAACAACCGCTAACGTAGGAGTAAACGGTACCGTAGTTATATCCCCAAATGCTTTTAACGTATCAACGTTATCCGTAGAACTTAAGTTAGTTAAAGACGTAGAATATAAATATCCGTATTCGTCGAGCTTTTGCGTATTACCTACTTTACCTATTGCCGTTATTTTATGACTAAAGAATACCTCCGTAGTAGTAGATACCGGTATTTGATCGGTTGCTATTGTTGGAGGAGTTACCGTTAAGCTTGTATTTGCAAATACACTCGTAGGGTTGTTTACCGTTGTACTTGGTATACCCGTTTTTATACTTGGTAAAGTAAATTGATTGTCGCATCCGGAATCTACTTTTAAATCTATACTATCCGCGGTTATTGTCGTAGTATCAACCGTTAAACAATTATCTTGTAATACCTTTAATTGTTTAAATACGGGAGCTTCAAATATATTAGTAAGTTCTAAACTACTTTCTTCTGTTTCAAAGTTTGTAGATATTTTGTTTATTCTATATTCGTTATTATTCAATATAAATCGATCCGCTAAATCTAATTTATAAATAATACTCATAGGTAAATAAGCCTTTACGCTTGTAAGTCTTTTACGAACGTCGAAGACGTCTTTAATATAAGTCTTATAATAAGTTTCAAATAAGCTCTTATTATTTATTTGTCTTGAGAACTCATCGAATTCTGCGTTAAAGTTTAGACTTTGTTTTCCTACTAACGAAGTACTACCCGTACCTTCGCAGTTCAAAGGAATATATGGACCAGCAACGGACGCACCTACTGTATTTGCTAGGTTTAAAGTTCTAATTGTTGCGTTTGCGTTAACTGCGTAAAATATAAGAGGCTTACCTAAATACGGGCTTTCGCTTTCGTCTACCGAATATCCGTATTGTATTCCGCTATCGTTTGAACTTACTACGTTATTATCTTGTATATATAAATGTTCGTATTTAAAATGCTCAAAAGGTAATTTAACGTTATAGGGTTGACCGTCAAATTTGTTTGTAGCTTGAAAGTTCGATCCGTCGGATCTTAAGGATCCCCATTCAACGCCGGCTATTTGTAAGTGGTTGTTTGCTAAAAAACTATCGGTACCTTCGTAACTAAAATCTATTTCTTTAAAAGGTAATACGGTATCGGTAATAGTTTCCGTCTTATCTATAAAAGGAGTTATATCGTGTACCGTTGTACTACTTGCGTAAAAGTTATCTAAAGTTTTGACCTGTATAATACCGTCTAAATCTTGGAACGCAGTAAGATTGAACATTTTAAATATAGAAGTAAGAAAATCTATTACTTTAATATCCGGTACTAATTGCAAAGGATCTGCGGGATCGTCTGCCGTCTTTGCGGCGGTTAATTGAAAAGATCCGGTTGGATGCGCTCTTCCTATTCCTTTCTTACCGACTAATAATTCTACTGTTATTGTATAACTTGAAACCGCTTCCGTTTCTATAAAATAAGTAAATACTCCGTCCTCGTGTTCTAACCAATCTTTATCTTTAAGCGTCCCCGTTTGCCCTAACGAGGTAGTACCTGTTAGATTCTCATACCTTTGGAACTCTTGACCGTCTTTTTTAATTACAAGGGTATAGGCGGCGGCTCCGTTAGGTACGACTATAACGTTCATTTTTCTAAATATCTTATCGAAGTTTCTATCGTTAAAATACTTTCTAGCTTTTATATCGTCTAAAAAAGAGGAATAACTTGCGTTTTTAAAACCGGTAAAGAATTGTTTATTATCTACTTTATTTGTAATATTTATACCTTGATATTGAGCGTCTTGGTTTGTTTGAAAATCCCCCTCTTTATTATGTAACCATAAATACAAATTAAAGAAGGCGGTATTTGTACTATTAAAAAAGTCAGTACTAAAAGTTAAACCATATTCTATTTCTATAGCTTGTATTATAGCTAGTAATCTTATCGCTGGTTTTAGTTGGCTATAGGGTACTCCGTAATCTGTACTTGTACCCGCAGACGGATTTATATTCTTTATAGTATCGGTATTAGTTACGCTTGAGTTACTATCGAATATTAGTCTAGCCGTATGCGTTATTAAAGGTACTATAACCGCGTCTACCATTGTACCGGTTGGAGTAACTACGTCTAATCCGGTTGCCATATAGGTTGATATATTGGTATCGGTCCAGTCGAATTTGTATTTACTTAATTGACCTAAAGCGGTTAATTTATCTTCGCCTACTAGATCCTTTAGGTTTATAGTATCGCCAAAGAAAGTAAGCTTGTAAGTATGCGGTTCGTTGTTTTTAAGTTGTACCCCTTCAAGTTTTATTTTACCTTTTTTAAATAGCTTATAGTTAAGGTATAATTCGGAACGGGTTTTTTTACGAGCGTCGAATCCTTCTATATTAAAGTTATAGAAATGTTGAAATATTATATTGTTTTGTTTACTTGCGGGAACGTTAAACGTTTGAGTAAAAGGTACAAAGACTTTTTGTATATCTTTTATATCTTGAATTGATTGTGTTAATACAATACTCTCATCTTTAAAAAGTTCTACTTGTTGACCATCAAAATAAATTTGTAGTTGTAACATTATCTAACATTATTAATTCTATCAAACGCAAAATCGAAGTCTATCGTATAGTTTATTAGTTTATCGTTTAAAGAAGTTTTGTATTGTAATGATTTTGATTTAGGTATTATAGCTAGAGTTTTATTTTCGTATCTTATATAAACGTTTTCGCTATAGAATAGTTCTTCTATTGTTTGATTCATAACCTCGCTTACATACCCGGTATTCATTGTTAAGGAAGTTTGTGCGTTTACGTTTATTCTTCCTTTTTGATTTTCGTAAGTATTATAATTAGAAGAAGTATTAGTAATTATATTTTTCTTAAATAGCTCATCGGTTACGTTTGTTACTTCGCTAGTTTTCTTAAAGAAATACAAATCTTCAAAAGCTCCAAACT